ATTTCTTTTTCGATTCTTTCTTTCGTCGAACCGAGCTTTAAATAGTGAGTAATCACCTGCGACGAAGCTGTTCCCTCTCGTAACTGCTTTTCAGCCAAGTCAACCGCCAATGAAACAAGCTGATTTTCTCTCGCTTCTGGCGTTAATGCTGGACGCATCATCCTAGAAGACTCGGATTGCTTTGCTTTCCTCAAAGTTGATGCCTCCTTCCATTTAGTTGTTCGTTACTTCTGTGATAGTTCTCACATACTTTTCCAGTATTTAAAAGGACCTACAAATCATGACAATGCTACTCAACGAAAGGAGAACTAACTTTGAGCCGATCCCACAGAAACCGTTGTCAAATATCATGAGTTATAGACCCTTGTAAACACTGGAACAGCTGAAAAGGCTCCCTAAAAATGCCCTCCGGGGAAATTTTAAAGACCGCCGCGATATGGGTGGGGGTATGTTTTTTAGACACCCCCCTATACCCCTTTTAGTTATATACTGGCGGTTTCGGCTTTTGATATGCCGATGAAATCACTTTTAGGAAGCTTTTTCTTTATGTTCATTTGGTTCTGATTTACTTGTAACCTTTCGATAGATGTTCTGGAAATCATAACGAATTATCTCATCAATAGCTCGTTCTACTTCCTTGTTGTTCTCTTCATCTGATAACTGATCCGATGTTCGAGCGATTCGACCAAGATAAGCAGTCGTGTGATAACCCTTTTCCTCATCAAACATGAACCACTGAGTGAACTGTTCAAATGGATCATAAGGATTATCAAAAGTTGTAAGTGCAAACCTCATCTTACTTAGCTCACTCCTTTCCATTCAAATACTTAGAAACTGTCGAAGAAGAAACCCCAAGAGCTTCCGCAATCTCTGAAGTGCTATAGCCGGACGCGCTAAGTGCAGCGATACGATTCTGTTTAGCTGTGCTCAGAGCTGTGCTTGCACGAGGAGTTGCTCTCTGACGAATAGTATCAGTATTCGTGTTGTTCAGAATTTGTGTAAGCTTATTCTCAGAAATTGCTCCGGCCTGGATGGCTTCCCATTCTTTATCAGTAATTTCAATGTTAGATCGCTTGGCTCCAACTGAACTTCTTGCCTGTGCCAGAGCCTGTTGACTAGCCTTCTTAACTTCTGCTTTCGTCATATCCGGATTGTCTTTTCTTTTAGCCGCAACTGTAGCATTCGCCATTGTCTGAGCCTGTCGCTCTCTAGGAGCATTCGCCAAAGCTAAGTCCAGCTTAGCATTTAAAGACTTTACTTCTTCAGAATAAGTCGCCTTAGCAGAAGCAGAGTAAGCGATTTTACCGGTACTCATCATCTCTCTACGAGCCTGGTTAGCTAAAGACTTCATAGAATTTGCATAGTCGGCATAAGCTTCTTCCTGGGGGGTACCTGAAGAAAGAGTACGAGCATCTTTTGTTTCAGCCATTTTCGTACTCTTCTGAGTTCTCACCTGGATTTTCCCATTCTTATCGACATACTCTTCCTTAACAGACTTGTATGACAGAGAGCCATCCTCATTGATAGTTGGAGAACCTTTTCTCTTAAGAACCTGTGTCTCGGATTTTGCTCTTGAAATGAGGGTAGATGCGCCTTCATGGTAACGACCTTCTGAATCCACATTTCCCTGATACTTCTTCTTAAGAGAAGCAATACCGTTATCGATTTCACTCTGCTTATAATCCAGTTTGTGTTTCTCGGCATCGATTACAACCATACTGTGGCGAACTGCTCTCGCTAATTCATCCTGTGTGGCTCCCTTTAAAGTCATATCAGTAATCAGATTCGATACTTTACCCATTTCTGTCTGGGTATTCCTCATAATCTTGTACTCTTTGCCATTACGATAGTAATGATCCACACCATCGGCATCTTTTTTAACAGTTCCGCCATAAGCATCTTTGGTATCGAAACCTTCCAAACCTTTCAATGGAGAAGTGGAAGTAATCTTTACCTTACTCTTCGTGGAGTTACAAGGAATTACCATTACGGTATCACCATCGAAATCCGCTCCAGATAAACGGTCTGCATTCTTCTTATTGATACCGATTGCATCCGCCGGTGTATTTCCGAGAACGCTCTTTCCTTCATCCAGTTTATTGTTGACTTTCAGAATAGGAATCTCAAAAGTTCCACCATGCGGGTATCGAATCAAAGCAACAGTTTCTCCATCTTTGTAGTTCGGAGCATACACCTCATTATCTTTGATTGTCGTTAATGGGAGAATTACCTGGTACTTCTGCCGAGGTAACGCCGCTGCCTGTAAATGTACGGCGGCCGCATCACAATCATCAGCAAATGATTTCAGCAGAGCTTTCTTCACTGTAGGATTTGTCAGTGAACAGATTTCGTCATATTCAGCCTGCTTATCGGCTTTTGCTAAACCTAACTGTTTTTTAATAAGTGTCAAACTCTGCTTGGAAAGGAACTGTGACGGAAGAGTCTTACTCCATTCGCCCCAATCACCTTCTTCCGCTCTCTTATTGATCAGAGAAAGGGACTGTTTCTTTCCCGTTACAGGATCTGTATACTTACCTTTTGGATCATCATAGTAACTCTGACCGCCATGCTCCTTGATTAGGGAACCAAACGGATTATCCGGATCATCCTTAATCTTCTTAAGAACATCTTTGGTCGGGGTTCCAGATTTTTTATTAGTGTTGAAAATTACATCAACACCATCCGGCATATTATCAGAGTAAACAGCCATACCCTTAAGATAGTGGGTTCCGTCTACCATAATACGAACCTGCGCATAGTGGGAGTCACCTAAAGACAGGTCATTCACACCTCTACGAAGTTCAATTACACCATCCTTATCGACACCGCCCTGATCGGCATAACGGATCTGCAAACGCTTTGAATCCATGCTGGCCGGATATTCGAAAGATTTTCTGAAGGATTCACCATTGTCATAGGAGATGTAATCTCTTACAGAATGGACATTCTCAAAATCATAAATGTCTTTATGCTCGGTACCAGGTGGACAAATGACCTTGATATTTGTCTGCTTTCCAGGATTGGTAACCTGCGGAACGCCACCTCCATAAATCGGGTAACCTTCCAGTTCCAACATGTAAAGAGCCTGGTTTAGTTTTTCTTTTGACACGCCAAGTTCTCTTTCAACGCCGGTTCCGACATCGATCATTCCTTTTTCTTCAATGAGCTTTCTCAGAACATCAGCAGTGGCTTTAGCCTGGTTCATTCTGTTTTCAGAAATCTCGTTCAGTAAAGAGCGGACAGATGAGTCATTAGCAAACCCCATCTTATCGGCAATTTCATTTAAACTATAACCCTTCTCCCGAAGACCTTTTGCGGTTGCCACCTGGAGCGCACGACGCTCATCTTTAGCAAGGCTCATCTGAGTACGAAGCTGTGTAGTGGTCAAACCCATATTCTTAGCGATGTCGGTTTCGCTCATTCCAGATTTTTTCAATTCCTGGACACGGCTAAGAAAATCTCCACTATGCTGATATGGATTTTCTCCAGAACCATAAGGGTAACGCCCAGAACGCCGTGGCATACCATAATGCATTAAAATATCTTCCACAATGGAATTCATAGCTTACCCCTCCTGTTCTCTGATTTTCTTGATCACCTTATCAAAAGTAATAATTCTGTCCATGATTGGAACAATTTCTTCAGCCGTAGGGTTGTGATACAGAATTTCATTGTTCTGATAGATTCTCAATTCCATTTCAATATCCCCAGGCTTCACTTTATATTCCAAACAAAAAAGAGCCGCATATATTTCAAGCTGCTCCATGTGTGCCGGAATCTTTCCGGTCTTCAAATCGTGAATTCTTAAAAAATTATTCCGAAACAAAATCGCATCGGCTGTGCCAAAACAATTATCGGAATAGTAAAGGATCTGTTCCGGTGTCATCTTAAATCCGATGGCATCGTTCACATACATATTCAGTGTCTGCTTTGACTTTGGCAATTTCTGATTGAGCATGATGCACTGTGCTGCAAATGCATGTAATACAGTTCCCTTTTGTGTGGCAAGGAAATTTCGATATGCTTCCGCCACTTTATCCTCACCATAACTTATCCAGTGATATTTACTGGCACCAAGAAAGGCGTGCTGTCCTTCAAGGTTCGAATGATTGTTGAAGTTCATCCAGTACCTCCTCTTTATTCTCTGGACATATAAATCTTGAAAACGACATCTGATTCATACGGTCCACATAATATTTTTGATTCGGCTGCTTCTTTGCGCCAGCGCTTTTTTTACATTCTAAGGAAGCCCATTTGTCTTTGTGTAGAACCAGTAAATCTGGAATTCCCTGAATGTAGGTCGGGTCATTTTTCATCACGATACAACCAGGAAATCTTTCTTTCAGTTCCTTGATCAAATTTGCCTGGAACTTATTTTCCAACATAATGGAGTCTCCTTTCAATTTTCTAAAAACTCAAAAGAGGATGTGG